AGGAATTATTAAGGAATTATTAAGGAATTATTAAGGAATTATTAAGGAATTGATTAAGGAATTATTAAGGAATTGATTAAGGAATTATTAAGGAATTATTAAGGAATTTAAAGAAGAATATTTTTCATAAAACTTTTAATAATATCTACATTCTTTTCATTTTCTTTTTTCAATTTATCAATTATTTCTAAATTTGGTTTTAAATATCCATTTATTTTTTCTTGAATTTCCAAAGATGGAATTGGAATTTTTATTGATTTCAAATCATTTTCGCATATTGATTTTTGATTTTGTCCTATAAATTTATTCTCCAATAAATTAAGATTATGTAATAAATAATGATATATATATAAATTTAATTCTTTTGTATTTCCTTGAAAATGTATAGTATTTTCACCTACATTATATTTTCCATCACCTAAATATATCATACATTTTCCAATTCCATTCGTTTTATTTATTATCATTCCATATCCATCATATTTATATTCATCCATATATAAACATCCTAATATAGAACAATAATAAATTGGATATAATCCTTCCTTATTTCCTAATTTACTCTTAATCTTATTTCCTTTAATTATTTTACAAATCTCTCCTAATGTTTTAAATTCATTATTATTTATAATCAATTCGATATATAATTCATTTGTTTTTCTAATATCTTCAATTTTATTCTTATTATCTTGAATAATCTTATTCATTAAATCTATATATTTAACAACCTTTTCCTGAATTTCTATCGATAATAAAGGAACTTTTAATAATTTAAATTTTTCAAGCTCTAATGATTTATTCGCACATCCTTTCAAATAATTTTCACTTAAATATTCTCTTATTGATTTCAAATAATAATAAACATATTTCTTATTTATCTCCACACCTTCCTTCAATTTACATAAAGACATAGTTGATATATAATCACATTTACCTTCATAAAAACTTATTACAAATTTTCTACCATTATCTATATTTCCTATAAATAAATTATCACCATCTATTTTCCAATCCTTAATCCTCTTATAATCCTTATTTTTCGAAGATGTAATCATTACACCATCACCATCTTCTTCAATTACTTTTGAACTTTGAATATTTCCTTTTATAATCTCAAATAATTCACCAAATTCTTTCATATCCAAATCTTTATTATAATTCATCTCTTCGATACATTCATATCTAAATTGATAATTATCATTAAATTTTGATTTACCAATAAATCTAACTTCATTTCCTTTGTTTATAATATCATAAAATTCCGTTTCATAATTATAATTATCATAATCGCCTTTTTGAAATAAGAGAAACTTTGTTTTTATTTTCGTATTTTCATATAACCCTTCTTTATCATTTATAATCTTCAATACACGAGCATTTTTGAGGATATAATTACGAATTTTTTTAAATTGAAGATTATTTAATATTTTTCCATCAGGCAATACAATTCCACATATTCCACCTTCTTTCAATTTATAAATAATCATTTGAATAAACATACATATTCCATTCTTTATCTCTATTGGATATATTTCCTTATAATTAGGAATTCTTCTAATATCTTCCATATTCGTTATTTCCGTTGCGAATGGCGGATTTGTTATTATAATATCAAATTTCAATTCTTCATCCATTAAATAAGGATTTTTAGAACTTAATGAATTACATTTCACAAGATTTATATTTCCTAATTTCGTCAAGATTGTTAAAGAGTTTTGAGCGATTTTATAAATATCATCTTCATAATCATTTCCATAAATATTTTCAGGTTTTATATCATTTGATATATATATTCTCGAAAGAAAACCACCAGAACCACAACAACAATCATAAATTTTAGGATTTTCATAAGAACTTATCAATTCCTTCAAACCACATTTATTTAGATATGTATTTATCAAAATTCTTGGTGTGAAAAATTGACCTAATTCTTTTGAACCTCCACCTTTACCACCATAATTTAAGAAATATTCATAAATATCACCACATATAATAGGAAAATCTTTTTGAATATTTATAGAAATATCACATAAAATCTTTATCAAATCTCTCAAAACATATTCATCTGTAATATGAAAATAATTATCAATTATTAAAGGAAATATATTTGAGATAGATATAATGAATTTCTTCCATTCTACAAAAATCATTTCACTTTCTAAAATCAATCGTAAATCTAATAAATAATTCTTATATTTGTTTTCGATGTTTTCTTTGTTCTTTATTAAATTATTTAGAGCAATTATGCTTAAAATCTTCATAATATCTGCTTGTGCTTTTTTTCCTGAAATAGAATGTGAATAAAGTAATTGATGACATTTAGATATTATCTTATTCATAAAAATCTTATTATTCAAATATTCTTGATTATCCATTTCTTCATCCATTTCTTTTTTTCAATCATTTTTTATCTTTATAAATAAATAAATGAAGGCAATAGCAATTTTTCTTTTATTTTTAGGAATGATTTTAATTGTGAAAGGTTATTATAGTAATAAATATAAAAATATTAATGAACCAAAAGTCATTATTAAATATATACCGAGGAGTGAATATGAAGAACAAATGTCTCCCCAAGAAAAATTAGATGATTTTTATAAGGGATTATTCGATAAAACGCAACCAAATTTTTATGATAGTAAAATTAATATAGATACTAATAATAAGGATAAATGAATTTTGGATTATTAATAATCAATACCATTCATAATAAAAATCAAGATGAAGCAAAACGAAGATTATTAACATCTGTTAAGAAAATTAGAGAAGAAAAAACGAAAGAACAAGAGGATAAATTCGTGAAACATAATTATTATTTATCTAATTATGAGAAAAAACGAAATGATAATGATGAATTATATAAAGGATATTATATAAATTTCTTGAAATTGAAAGAAAATTGGATAAAATCAGGTAAAGAATATGATTTGGAACTTTTGAAAAAACTAAAAAGACCTGAATTAATTGATATTGATGATATTTATACATATATGATTATTCGAAACAAGAATTTCAAAATTTAGAAAAATTCTTCTTCATTCGCATTCGAAGAAATTTTAAAGAACCATCCAATTAATCCAAAAATTAATCCAAAAACTTTTAAAATCGTTTCAATAAATATCTTAATAAAATTAATGATATTAATGAAGATGTTTGGAATAAATCTTAAATATTCACTCAACGCTTTTATTAATTCACCAAAATAGACGAATAATAAAAGAATACTACTCGTGAATAATTTTATAAATTTCGCAATTATTTTTAAGATTTCAGGAATTATCATTAAAATTGGTAATATGAATGTAGATAATTGAACGATTACTTGATATAAAGCAGTAAATATTTCCTTAATAACACTTCCAGTATCACTCATTTTTAATTATTCTATTATTTATAGATATATGATTAATAAAACTTTCAATTTTAATTATTTAGCATTTTTCATCGGTTTCTGTGTTGGTTTCACATATGTTTATCTATCCGCTCCTAAACAAAAAATCATTATTAAATATCCAACACCTTATAATGCTTCTAAAATCATTTATAAAAATGAAAATGATTTTTGTTATAAATATGAAGTTCAAGAAATAGAATGTAATGATAAAGCAATCAATCAACCAATTATTTAAATTATGTGTAAATAGAAATGGATTTCAAAAAAATTGTTGATAGATTATTATATACGAAATTAGGACAAATCTTCATTAGTCTTCTTCTAGGTTTATCATTATCTCTAATATTTAAAAGAGTTTGTAAAGAAAATTGTGTCATATATGTCGCTCCTAATAATAGTGAAATTGAAAATAAATTATTTAAATTAGAAGATACTTGTTATAAATATAAATTAAAACAAGTTATATGCGATGGAACGCCTATTGATTATAATCAAACGAATATTAAACCTGAAAACCAAATTCAAGAAAATTCTTTCTTAAATAAAATCTTTGCTTAAAAATAAATGATTTCTTCATATCGTTTAGGCGATTTAGTTTTACTCTCCTTAAATCAAGCAGATATTAATGAAATATCTCGTGATTTTCCTAATTCAATTGGAGCATCTTATATCAATCAATTAGCACAAAATCCTTCTTTAAATAAAATTGATTTAATTACTACCATCGTTCTCAAAGAACTTGAAGAAAAATATCATCTATTACCAAATGATATTAAATCTTCAACTGTAATTTATCTTCGTTTAGGTGATGTTGTCGCAGGTAATCAATCTCACGAAATAATTAAACGACCATTTTCTATAAATGAATTAAAAGAAGTTGTTCCTAATAATGATAAGATTTATATTATTGGAAAACCATTTTTCGCAAGACCATCCTCAAATAATTATCAAGAATGTATTGATAAATCAAATGAATATCTAAATGAAGTTCTCTTGAATTTTGATGGAACTCATTTAGATTTAGGAAATGCCGATTTAGATTTATTAGCAGGTGTTGCTTCGAAAACTTTTATAAAAGGAAAAGGATTTTTCTCACAACTTATAAATGATATTAGAAATAATTCGTATAAATTTAAGATTTAAAAATGAAATCTTAATTATAAAAATGAATTTGATGACATCTTTGGAAAATATTCCACTTAAAACTTCTTCGACACCTATAAATGATGATAGTGATGACCCAATTGTGAAAGACATCCTAAATGAATTTCATCAAGAAATTAATAATCAACCTCCTCCTCCACCTCCTCTTCCACCGATGAATAATGAATATATCATTAATAATCCTATTATGAGAAAACCTCCATCTTCTCCACCAAAATCTTCTTATTATGATGAAGATTTATTAAGAAAATCTGGAATAATTATCATAATCATCGCATTCTTTTTATCACCTATTTATAATTCTTTGATTGAAAAAATACCACAACCATTCTCATCTCTCATGTCTTCTTATGAATTCTATATCAAACTATTCCTAATTTTCGTTGTTTTATATCTCCTAATGATTAAGAAACTTATTTAATAATTATTTATCAATTCGTTTTTATCAAATGCCGAATAATGAACTAAATCGGCGTTTAATCCTTGAATTCCATAAGCATCTGGCGAAATCTTAATCTCATTATAATAATTATTCATATCATAGATATTCGTTTGAGCTTTTTCCAATAATTCATTTGATATATAAGGCATTTCAATACATCCATCATTAATCTCCTTCACATAATCATTCTCAATTTTAGGAATACGAGAATTTGTTTCTGGTTTCACATCACCTACAAAACTATCCTTATAATCATTTAAAAGAGGTTGTTGAATTTCTGGTTTCTTATCATTCTTATTAAAAACCTTTTGATAATATTTGAAATAAATAACCAAGAAAATTATTCCTATCAAAAATCCAATAATCTCATCTATGAATATGATGATTATTATCACAAAAATAGCAATTATCATTTGATTAGTTGGTGTATGAAGAACCAAAGGAATTTCAAAATCATAAACAATCGTCGTTATTAGAAATAATAAAAGGATTAAACGCATACCCATAAAAATTTCCTCCTTCATATTTTCTTAATAAATACATATAAAATTAAACTATATATAATTTGTGAATATGAAAACTTATTTATCACAAAGAGGATATGCTATTCTTAAAAATGATGAGAATAAATCTTTGATTGTTGATATTAAGAATAAATTGAAGGTTTCACCTATTCTAATGTCTCCTGTGAATTCCAAAGATAGTAATAAAGAATATTCATTATTTTTGGAAAGTGATGAGAAGATTTATTTACCTAAATGTTATGGTTTGGAGAAATA